TGCTCGGCTTCGATCTTCGCCAGCTTCTCGGCGGCGGCAGCCAGTTCGGCTTCCAGTTTCTCGTTCTTGGCTTTGGCCTCAGCGGCTTCCGCCTCGATCTTTTGGACTTCTTCAGCATTCATGGTGTGAGTCTCCTCTCTGGGAAGTTCATACCCCGAAGCCTTACTGGCCCCGAGGATTACGCTTTCCGGGTTGGCGGGCTTACTAACCAGTCCCTTCCCGGAGAACACGATCCGCCGCAGGACGCGGCCAAGCTTTGATCCCTCAAACTCCCCCTTGCCTCCGTAGGCCCGAAGGTGCTTGGTCAGGAAAGCCGTCTTCTCGTTACGTTCGATGATACGCATGCCCTTGGCGGTCTTGACCGCGTAGTCGAAACCGTAGAACAGGGCTTCCATCGAAACAAACCACTTGCCCTCATCGATTTCGGCGATCAGTTTGTCCATGCGGCCCTGGAGTTCTTTCGACTCCCAGAACTTGTACAGGACGGCGTTGGTGGCAATGTGGTAGTGGTCGGGCAGCTGCTCGACGGGCGTCTCGTCGGGGATCGGCTGCATGGAGTCGTCGACAGCGACAGCCTTCGTGATATGGCCGATGATGTCGTGCTGCTCGTGCATGTAGTTGAACGGCTTGTCTTCGGGGCTGGACTTGGCGAGCCACATGTCCTGCGGGGTGAAGATGTCGTCGTTGAGGTTCCAACCGGCGGTCACCATGATGGTGCGCAGGTAGTGGAGGTCGACCTGGTCGCGGTTCTCGGCTTTGGCGAGAAGATGCGCCTGGGTGGTGCCATTCAGCTCAAACGCCGCACAGGTGTGCGCATCGGCGAGCCAAGCGACGGAAGCATTGGCCCGGATCTGCTCCTCAAGGCCATCTTCAAGTTCAGCTTTATAAACGGCGATGTTCATGGTGAAATAAGCCTCCCTCGGTTTTTACACCGGGGAGGGCGGGGCATTGGACAAATCAAAGAACTGAATAGACGGCGTAAACAGAAGCTTCTATCCGTCGACGCTCCTCAGCCGAAGGCGTGGTTCCCTTGGCCGCAATGAACTTGGCGAGGGTCTCTTTGTGGAGCGCCTGGATCGGTGCTGGCACCACCATCGGCTTGGAAAGGACTTCCTTCAACTTCTCCTTGGTGATCTCATCGCCGACGGAGAACTGGCAGAGGGCGGCGAAGCGGAACTCTTCGAGGGCGGCGATCTCCTCGGAGGAAGCCTCCCGCAGGTTCTTCTTGCCGATCGACTTCAGGTAGGCGGGCTGGGTCAGTTCGGAGACCTGCTTGTGCGCCGAGTCTGCCCAGACAAAAGCTGCGGCGTACTCCGCCTGTGCGGGCTTCTCCGGCTTGACTTCCCGGCGCTGGCGGGGCTGGGTGTCGTTCGATCCCGGGGGGCGACCCTGTCCTGGCTGGCCCTTTGGCTCGTCGCCGCCAAATGGCTGACCCTTCGGTGCGGGTGGTGCTCCGGTCGCCTCGATGCCAAAGTCCTCGGGGGTCATCTGGCCGTTCTGGGCGAAGATCTTCTTGACCGCCTCCTTGGTGTCCGTCGTGAACGGGCCGACCTTGGGGGTGAGATTGCCGTTGTCGCGCATGCGGGCCTCACGGCGGGTGCGGACGCGCTCGATCTCGGGGATCAGGCCGAAGCGTTCCTGGAGTGCCTCGTCGGAGATCAGCCCGCGGTCTGCCAGATCGATCAACAGGCGCTGCTGCGCAGCCTCGTCGGTCAGGGTCTGCTGGTCGAAGACGACCTGGGCGGGGAGCCGGAAGCCCATCGCCTGCTGCACGAGGCGAATCTCGTTCGACCAGAATTTGATCAGGATGTCCCGACCGTATTGCAGCCGCTCGACCAGCGTTTGCAGGCTGATGAAGTTGTTGCCGAAGCCGCCGGGGGAAGGCAGACCAGTCAGCCCGGGCGGGATGCCCAGACCGGCGTAGATGTTGTTCAGGATCGGGCGGTATTTTTCCTCACCCAGGAACTTGGAGATGTCCGTCGAGGTCTCCTGGAGTTCCAGCTCGGGACCCCAGATCAGGTCGATCGAACCGCCGCCGACATTGTTCATCAGCATGTCGGCCAGACGGGCGATGGCCGCTTCGGTGGGCAGGATGCGGTGTTCCAGGCTGCCCAGCTTCCAGAGCCGGATGTAGCTGACGGCACCGTCCAGAGCGGCAAGATCAGCCAGCTTCATCTTGCGCAGCATGATCAGGTCTTCAAGGATGGCGTAGGTCATGGGGCGTGCCCAGACCTGCCAGTCATCACGCTTGTAGTAGATGGCGACGGTTTTTTCCGGGGGGAGGGGGATCATCTTCCCGCCCTGCCTGGCCAGGTTCAGCACCTCGCGGGGCAGCTTCGTCATCATCTGCTTTTCGATGGTGGCTTCGGGCTTCTTGATCTTCTTGCTGACAATTTCGGAAACGCGCACGCCGTACCGGAAATACTTCGTGCCCAAGAACGGAGCCAGTTCCTGCCCGAACACGTCGACGGAAAGTGGGTTGAAGATCGTGTATTCCCACGGGATTTCCATGGGGTCGGGTGCTTTGGCGATGTCGGGCCGGACATCCGCAGCCTTGCCACGCTGGAGGGCGGCGGCATCCTCGTCAGCGAGGCGGGCGGTCGAACGCTTGACCACGACATTCCCGGCGCGGTAGAGCATGTTCAACAGCCGTTCGGTGCGCTCCTTGCCGTTGACTTTCGAGAACCATTCCTTGAAGAACTTCTCAATGCGGGGGTTTGGGTGGACTAGGTCGATGCCCTGGCAGGCAAATTCGGCCATCATGTCGATGATGTTGCGCACAATGCCGATGCGGTCGTAGGCCTGCATGCAGGCGCCGATGATGTCGACATCCTTGGTGGGAATCTGTTCGCCGGGGCGGAAGAAGTCGTAATCGCGCCGATCAAAGCCTTCCCGCACCGACACATTGGGCTGGCTGATATTGCGGAACGTGTTGCCAGCAGTGGTCTTATGCTGGATCACCTCGCCGTCACGGTAGGCCTGATCGGCCTGGTCAGCGGTGACGAAAAGGGGCTTCTTGTCGCTCATTTGGATTGTATTCCCTATGCAGTTGGGTCTGCTAGTTCTACACCGTCCCTACCCACCGCTGCGCCGTACTCTCCCCGTGTCGCCTCGACAAACCAGGAGGGTCCGATGTAGAGATCGCCGTCGGCATCCTTGATCTCCGAAGCGAAACCGCCCACCGGGTGGTACTCCTGGGGGGCATCGGTGCGCTGGATGGTGCGAGCGATGGAGTTGGCCATCAGTAGGGCCGAGTAACGGTCCTTGCGCTGCTTGCCCACCTTGGAGCCTGGCAGTTTGGCACCGGGCACATCCCACCGGTCCCTGCCGCCCGAAGTGGCGGTGTGGACGATGCTCGCCAGTTCGTCCTTCAGTTCCTCGATGTCCACGACCGCATCTTCCAGCGTGTCGTATAGCGAGATCTCATCCCCGTCCTCCAGCACGATACGGCCCGCCGCCTTGTCTTCCTCGTAGGCGAGGCCCAGCGCAGCGGTGTCGAAGGCGGGGAGCAGCAAGACCTTGTCTTCCAGGTCCTTGCGGAGACCGTGGTTGGCATCGACGATCCATTTGCCGTCGGCGAAATTGATCATGCGGATGATGTGCAGGCCCGGTTTGTTGTCGCTGTCCTTGTGCTTTTTGGGGTCGGGATCGATTTCCCGCCAGAGGGGCATCTCCCCCTCCTTCAGCTTCTCCAGATCGTGCAGCGATTCCTCGACCGTCACGCCACCACCCTGCGAGTCAATCCCCAAAACTTCCACGTTCGGGAAGGCAAGCATCAGCTCGCGCAGTTTCCGGGCGCAGAAGGCGTAGAAGTTCTGTTCTTTCACCACCCCGCGCTTGAGGCGCTCCTTGTGACTCTTCCGGTTGGTCGTCCAACAATGGACAAGGCGTCGGTGATCGGGATAGAGTGCAAGGACGACGACGGAGAAATGGTCTCTTTCTGAGGCCGGGTCGACTGCGATCACATGGGGGACATCATCACCCATCAAGGAAGCGGAGAACTCGATGGTCTCCTCGTTGAGGACGATCGGGCTGTCCGGACGCCCCACCACACACGACTCGATCAGGCTGCGCTTGAAGAATCCCTCGGAGTCGGTGGCGAATGAGGCCCCGAACTCGATCATGTAGTTGCTCTTGGAGAGGGTGGCCCGGGCGGAAGAGATCTGCTTCTCGTCCATGAAGCCCCTGGGCAGCATGTCCACGGGGATGCGGATGATCGAGAAGTCCCTCCAGTCGAAGCCTTCGGGCACGGGGCCGTCGAAGATCTCCTCCAGCTTCTTCTTGTCGCCGCAGCTTTCGATGAACGCCTTGTAGGTCTTCCAGGTCTTGTAGAAGTGGTTGAACGAGTAGTAGGCGGTCCCGGAGATGATGTTCTGGTTGGAACGCATCACCCGGGCCTCGGCCCGATTGTCCTCGTCGGTCCACTGTCCCAGTTTCTTCAACAGTTGAACCCTGGCCTGATGCCGCACACCGGAGGCCGGATCGGCACTCACCGACGCAAAACCACGGACCACATTCTGGTAAATGTCCTCGGGGACTGACGCAAACTCGTCCACCACAATGTAATTCGCACGCTGACCGCGAATTTTCTCGCCGTTGCCCAACGGGATAGCGATACCAACCGAATCGCCGATGATCATCTCGCAGCGGTCGACATCCCGTCTCGGCCCCTGCTCACGACCCGCCCGCCCCTTGCCGGTACCGCACAGGTCCCTCAGGATTGCCCCGTCCGCCCAGACTTTCTCCATGTACTCGAAGATCACCTTCGACTGCCGGAACGATGCGCCGATGACGGCCACCTTCGATCCCTGCGTGAAGACCAGGCGCAGCATCGAGTACAAAGCCAGGATGAAGGACTTTCCAAGTCCACGCGAGCCAATAAGCATGGGAAACGGTCGCGTCCAAAGCTCCCGCAGAATCACATGCTGGAAGGGCATGATGTCGATGCCCATCAGCAACTTGCAGGTGAACGGGAAATAGTTCGGGTCCCGCATGATCCGGATCAGGTCTTCCGGCTGGATCTCCCGGTGCCCGATACTGCGCAGCGGGTGCGCAGCGTCGACAGGAAGAGAGATCAGGCCCTCCAACTGGTCCACCGGGGTAGTGGGGGTGACATGCGCGATGTCACTCTCGGACAGGAGCCAGGCGTGCTCAATCAGCCTCTTGATCCGGTCCTGTTCCTTGGGGTGACTTGGCATCGAGTACTCTCCGGAAGATATGGTGGGCGACATCCATCCCGTGGCGTCCGGCGAGGATGATCTTCACGGGGTAGTTGATTTGGAATTCCATGAGGCGGCGCAGGATGAAGGGGCCGCGGACGCGGACGAAGGGGATCTTCGACTTGGGCAGGCCGGAGCCGTAGGGGAACCGCATGATGTCGTCGAGCGTGAACTCCAGCACGATGAAGGCGAACTCATACTCCCGCATCCGCTCCAGTTCCCGCACGAACCGGTCCTGCGTGATGTTGGCGGCGAACTCGGCGACCGATCCCTTGCGCTCAATCGTGAGGATATTCTCATACCCCCTCAGCGTGTAGTCGCCCGTCTTCAGCGTGCCGATGTCCATCCCGGCGCACGACTTGCCAGCCCCGAAGGTCCAGCCGTCCTGCTCCCGCGTGTCCTTGATAACTGTAAAACGCTCGTCTTTTTTCATAGTTCCACCAGCCTTCTATGGGTAATACACCCGTTAGTCGTCGCTCAGAATCGTCTCGGCGTTGAGTACCGGAAGATCCTCTGCCCCATCCTCGAAGGTGTGTGCGGAACCCAGTCGCTTGTTCTCCCTGTCTGCTGCGTTGCGCAGCAGCTCCATGTGCCGTCCAGCGAACTCCCTTTCGTCTTCATTTTGGAGCCGTTTAATCGTTCCCAAGAACGTCTCCCGTGAGGACTCCACGCGTGACACACGCTGATCCCTGGTCGCTTTGAGATCCTTGAGCAGCGCCTGGTGCTTCTCTTCGAGCTTGATGAACTCGGTCGAGCGGGCGGCTTCGGCGGACTTGCAGGCCTGGATCTGCGTCTCGATGCCCATGACATAGTCGCGGTCGGACTCGTCCATCATGGCGGGGTCATCGTAGCGGCGCAGGAAGTTGTCGCGCAGCTTGGACAGTCTCGCGATATCCTGGTTGGCATTCTTCTTCGCCTTGCTGTTGCGGTGCATCATGATCTCCAGCTTGATGACCAGGAAGATCTGGGTCTCCTCGGTCACGAGGACGTCCTCGCGGAACTGGGTCATGTACTGGGCGTACTTCTCCTCGAAGTAGAGCAGTTCATCCTCGTCGAGTTCGTCCTTGAGCTGCTTCCAGGCCATGGTCTGGCGCAGCTTGTGGCGGGCCTCCAGCAGGCTTTGCTGGGTTTCCGTCTCGGGGCGGATGGCGGCGTCGACAGGTAGAAGGCTATGTTCGGTCAGGTAGTTCAGGACCTGCTTCTCGGAACGGTTCAGGCGTTCGGCGATCTGGATGGCGTTCATCTTGGTGGAGTTGGCGCGGATGAAGCCCTTCTCGGCGTTGGATAGCTGGCCTTTCTTGATCACGACAGGATCTCCCGGATGCACTTCAGAACCATTTCCCTCTTGGCTTTGGGGACGGATTCGCCGCACTTCATGCGGAGGTAGGCCGACCGGATCTCGGCGGGGAGGAACATGTCGATCTTGGCGATGATCTCGTCCTTGTTCAGCGACTCGGTGAGGTCCTCGCAGATGGCATCGACATCGTCGCGGTCACCGAGATCGACGGGGCGCATCAAACTCTGCTTCGCGGAGTTGCGCTTCTTCCAGGCGATGAACTTGGCGCAGTGGTTACCGTCCTCATGACGGCCACCGGCCGAGCACAGCTGGCACGGCGGGTCGTTCCGGTGGAATCGGTCCCGCTTGAAATTGATCAGCCGGTTTTTGATGTGTGTGTAGAGGAAGTTGGCGAGCGGGCGAGAGCTGTCGTAGCGGACCACGGCTTCCATGGCGAAGATGAAAGCCTCTTGGCGGATGTCGTCGGAGTCGAAATATCCGAAGGAGAAGGATTTGGCTAAGACGTCGCAGGCTTTGTTGACAGCTTCAAGGAACTCTTCTTCGTTAATACCTTCAGGCAGGGCCACGAGGCGACTCCTCGGTGGACTCATCATCTTCCTGCAAAAGCTTGGCGACGACGTGAGAAGGTGGGTCAGGCAACTTCAGTTCAGCCTTGACGGTCTCGGCTAGCTCTTCGCCTGGCCTGCTCTTGACTGTCGACGCTATATCCTGCGGAGCAGGTTCTTTAAAGTGATCGTTGTTCATTGCAAAACTCGTAAAATGTTATGAACAGTCGTCTACAAAGTAGTAACCAATAAGGACATACCCCCATGATCCAATGGACCGAGCGCATGTACCAGTTCCTTCGGAACAACTTTCAGAGGATGGAAGACAAAGATATCGCGGCGTTCTTGACGAAGGTATACGGAGTCAAGTTCAACGTGCGGATGATTGAGCACGCCAGGGCGAGGCTGGGTCTGATCAAGTACCGCTTGCGCGAGGAGCAGGTGAAGCCTGTGCCGAGTGAGATAGTTGAGGCGTGGGAGAAAGCAAAGGAAGAGGGCGACTAGGGTGGCGCGGGTGAGACATTAGGGGTTTGGGGGCTTGTCGCGTATAGACCCCCCGCGCCCGGGCACCCCTCGGATATATCGATATATCAAAAGATAAAAACCCTATCTCGAGATAGCAGGATTTTCGCCCCCACCGCTCCACCACCGGGAAGGAGCGAACCACCCCCAAACAGGGGGGGCACCTGAGATATTTTCAGATTGACATTTCCAACCGGAAAGCCGATAAATACATCACCGGCCCCGAGGTGGGCGCCGGAGATTGTAGCCCTTGGAGTTTCGACCGATGCGACAGACCGAGCTTTTTACCAGCTTCCGCACCACTTCCGCCCCCATGCCCCAAATAGCGGCGAGGGTAGCCCA